GATATTCCACATGCCACTTCCTCGGCACCCAATCCGGCGCGCGAATGCCGCGACATGCGGCGCAATACGCGATCGACCGGCGCTTGACGGTCGCGGGGTCAGGATCACGACGACGCGGGTGACCAAAAGGGTTGGCGCCGATAGCGAGATCGTCGCCGAAACCGGCGGGAGTCGGCGCGCGGATCACAGCAGCCCCTTCTCGAGCAATAGCCATTCGGGCGCCGTGACCTTCACGCTCGCCAGTCTTCTATCGGCGCCGCCTCCAGTTGCGCCGATCTTCTCGAATTCGATCTTCGACTTCGGCAGCCAGACCGCCTGCTCCCTGATCCCCGTGTCGGAGACGAGCAGCGCAAGGTCCGACTCCCAATGGAGATAGAGTTCGAAATCGTGAAGGTCGTTGCCGCGCGCGCGTTTCATCGTGGCGCGTCCTCCAGCTCGTCGCCGTTCTTGTCCTTCACGTCGTCGCTGATGACCTCCAAGCGGACGCCGTTCGAAAGCTCGATGACGATGACGTTGCAGGCTTCTTCGCTGGGCCTGGCGCCGACGACGATCTCGCCAAACAAGTCGATGATCTTCATGCCGCGCTCCTTTTTGCTTTGCCGCGCTTGGCGCGCAGCCGCGCGCCGAGCCGATTGGCGAGGCGATCCCAATGCTCGTCTTTGTAAAATTCGAAGCCGGCCGGACAGCCGCAGCGATAGCCGAAGGCCGGAAAGTCGCTCTTCCATGCCTCGTCGAAGCTGTTGCCCTTGATGAAGGGCGTGAAGGCGCCCTCTTCGAAACATTTGTGGGCGACGCAAAAAGCGATCTCGCGCTTCATGCCGACAATATCGTCGGACACCGGCCATTCGACGCCGGCTTCGCGAGTCATCATGTCCTTTAAGGCCTCGATGACCTTCTTGGCGTCCTTGTGCGATTGCAGGAAGCGCGGATGCGCGATCTTCGTCTGGCGCTCGGCGAAGGCGATCAAAGCGCGATCGTCGCGGCTGTCGACGACGCCGAGGTTATAAGCGGAAATCCACAGCGCCCTTAGCTTGCCGGCATAGGGACCGGAGACGGTTTCGCTCGCGCGCCTGATCTGCGGATGACTTCCAGCGAGCGCTTGCAAAATCTCGATCAGCTTCTGCGCCTGGGCGTAGGAGATAGATGAGGACGAGGAGACGCCGAACTCGCGCGTCAGCAGCGCGCGATAGTCTTCATCCGTGAAGTGCGGGATCTGCCGCTGTAGCGAATGGATGGCGCGGGTCTGCGCGGCGGTCGTCATTGCAGCCGCTCCCGCAGCTTGCGGCCGCGGGCGACGGCGAGGTCTGCGATATCGCAGAGAGCGTCGGCGGCCCAAGTCGCCGCGTCGCCGACAAGGCCGAGGGCGAACGACAGCAGGCCGATCGCCAGAAATATGATCAGCAACAACAGGAATGCCGCCGCGAGCGGCATTTTGTGTAGGAGATTAGACAGCATCATGCCGGCAACTCCTCGCGTTGCGCATGGCGAAGGAGGCCGATCTCGACGAGCACGGGCGGGATAACGCCCTCTTCGTCATTCGGCCGCACATAGGCGTGCGTATGATTGAAAGAGACCAGCTCGCCGCAGAGCCAGCCGATATTGACGCCGCGCACGGGGCAGAGCAGCTCGATCTCGACCTGCTGACCTGGCTGAAAAGGCTTTCGCATTCACTCTGCTCCCTGAATTTCGGCCTCGAAGGGCTCGACATAGAAGCGCTCGCCTTCGGCGCCGATCGAGACGCCGGCGATGAGGCGCGCCTTGTCCGGCTCGCGGAGCATCGCCTCCTTGTCGATCTCGTCCTTCGTGCGCAGGAAGGCCAAAACGCCGAGCGTCTTGATGTGGGCGATCACATCCTCGACGTTGCGGATCGTCACTTTCGCGGGCGTCAGCCGCCATTCGATCTTGCCGGTGCCGAGATCGGCGAATTTGCGCTTGCCGCCGGTAAGCGTCTGGCGGTTGGCGTCAGCCCAGATGTGGAGTCCCTTGGTGAGGCGATCGACCTGTTCGCTTAATGGCGTCGCGGTCGCTTCGGCGTCCTGTTTCGCCTTGGCGATCGCGTCGTTCATATCGGCTTCGATGCGGGCGATCTCGCGCTGGCGCACGCCGATGTCGTGAATGAAGCGCGCGGCTTCCTCGCGCGACTGCGGCACCGGCACATTGGCGCCGCGCGTTTTAGACTTTCGCGCTTTACTGGGCGATTTCGACATGAGCGCGCTCCTTGACCGGCTCCGGCCAGTGTTCGAATGCAGGGTTTTCCTTGTTGAGCTCGGCGCAGAGGCTTTCAGCCGCCGCGAAGTGAAAGGGCGACATGCCGCGCCCGATGCGTCCAGTCGCCAGGTCGCGCCAGGCGATGACGTAGTTGGCGCCGCTTTCAGCTTCGTCATGCATCGGCGGCCTCCTGCTGCTGCGCCTGCACGAGTTCCGAAAAGCGCCTTGAAAGGATTTTCACGGCGGCTTGAAAGCGTTCCTCGGCGGCGCGCTCGCCGAGCGTGAATTCGGCTCCGACCATCGCCTCGTAACTCTTGAGGAGCGCAGCGACGGCGGAATCATCGATATGCTCGCGCAGCGGCGTGATCGCGCGATCGCGCGCGGCTTTCACATTGAGCGACGGGCTTCGCCGATAGACCGATTCCGCGGCGAGGAAATCATGAACGACCTCGGCGAGCGTCGGCGGCAGCGGGATCGGCGCGTCGAGGATGACGGGCATAGTTGGCGCTGCAACTGTAGGCGGCGGCGCTCGAAACATCGGCGCGTCCGGCTGCTCTTCTTCGCTCGACTCCGTTTGCGCGGCGCGCAGCGTCAAAAGCGCCTCGGCCAGCGCGCGTATTTCCTCGACCGACGCCTGAATGACGAAGCGGTCGTGAGCGCGCACGATTTTTTCGGCGAGCGCAAGCGCGTTGATCGGCTTGCGCGGCGCGAGCGCCCCGCGCGCCCGCAGCTCGGCGACGGCGAGGCATTCGATTTCCAGCTCTTCGACCTCGGCGCGCAGCTCATGGTCGCGCGTCATCTCATCGGCGATTCTGGTCGCGCCGGAGAGGACGGTCGTATGATCGCGCAGTAGCGCCGCACCGATCTGCGATAGGCTGCGCTGCGACAGCCGCCGCGACAGATACATGGCGATCTGCCGCGGCCGGATCACGTCGCCGGTGCGCACCGCGCTCTTGATCAGCTGCTGGCGAACGCCGTAACGCGCGCAGACGACATCCAGAATGTCGGCGATCGCGACGACGCTCATGCTGCGTCTCCCGGTTCTTTCGATGAGATCGCTCGCTCGCGTTCGAAAACGGTGCGCAGGTCGATGACCTTGCCGGCAAGCCGGCCCTCGACGATGGCGATATTGATCTCAACCGCGTGCAGATGGTCGGGAGTCGTCAGCGCTTCGATCCGCGCGTCGGCCGCGACGCGCAGGTTTTCCTCATGTGCGACATCGGCCTCCAGCGTGCGCGCTTCGACGGCGAGCTGGTCAAGCGCGCCGGCGATGAAATTGCACCCCTCGGGCGTCATGTCGCGGCCCTGCAGGGCGCAATGACGCATCAACTCGGCGACTGCGGAGATATCGGCGGAAAGATGAGGCTCACGCATCGTGGCCTCCCTTGACGTCTTCCTGCTCACGCAGATGGTCGCCGATATTCTTGAGCATTTGCGCGGCGGCGGCAGCTCGCAAAGCGCGGGGCTCGAGGTGGCGAAGGAAGCCGAGTAGCGCCGCGTAGACATTGGCTTCGATCGCCTGTGCAACCTCGTCGGCGGAAAAGCCCTCTTCATCGAAGACGACGATGAGGCGGTCCCATTGTTCGACCGGCGCCGCGGCGAGCCTGTGACCAATGGCGTTGCATCGTTTTTCGCGCTCACGCATCGACGCCCCCGTGGTTTTTGAGGCGCGAGTGCGCGCAGCCGCCGCGGCAGGCGTGAAACATCATCACGCGATGCGGACTCGAAGCGTTGAACGGCGTCTTTTGTTCACGGAGACAGCGGTCGCGGCGGATCGGCGCGCCGGCGCCGGGGCAATCGACTTCGTCGCCCATGAGTGCGCCGCGCACCCTGGCTTCGACGGCGCCGATGTCGCCGGCGTAAACCGCTTTGCAGACGCTGGTGACGACCGAACCTGAGTAGCCGATGCGCTTGCCGGCGGCGGCGCCCGTCGTGCGGTTCGCCTCCATCGCCAGCGTCTCGACCCAGTCCGGCAGCGCGTCGCCATAGGCATCGCGCGCATTGGCGAGTAAATCAGTCGACTTCGCTCCGACCCGTGTCGCGTTGGTTAATTTTGATGGTGAAGAATTAACCTTAACGGCTGTCGTCATAGCGATGCCTCGCTGGCGCTTGGCGCGCCGATGATGGCGTTCCGGT